CCAATTGGTGTGTCATCACCTTTAATTCGTAGACCTCTAGCTTTAAATCCACCAGGTAAGTTTGATAGTGTACCTGCATCAACTAATTGACGAAGTAACATTGTTCCTGATTTAGAGAACCCACCAATAAGGTGAATTAATCCAAAGCAATAGAACCCAAATCCTGGAATGTAGCCATAATGAACAAAATGCTCACGGCGTTTTTGTAAGCTATCATCTTGTTTCCAATTACGACGAACAGATAATATTTCTTGTGTACCTTTATCAATTGTAACTATATAAGGTAATGCTATTCCTGTTTTACCATCTTTATCTTCATCTTCATAACCTTCTAAATCAAGGTTAACATTCATCTCTAATATTTTATATCTATCATCATTAGTTGCGTCGAATCCCATTTGTTCTGCAATCTTTTTCTCTACTTCATCTAAGTCATAATCTGGTTCACCTAAATCTATGTCTCTATAAAACCCTATATGTTGTAAGTTGTGAATTTCTTGTTCAGTCTTACGCATAACATGAGTCACACGTTCAGCTGTTTCTAAATTAGAAGCACCATAAGGTACAACCATATCTTCAGCTGGAACAAATATAGATACTTGACGTTCTAGTGTAGGGTCATAATAAACTTTCTTAAATGCATTACCTGCTAATCCTAAACCCCATAACATTCTTTCATGCTCAGGTCTATACTCTGGCATTTCATCCATAAGTTGGAAATTCATATTTTCTTGAACACGTTGAGCAGCCTCAATACATTCAGGAGTTTCTTTGCCAATAATAGAAGTCTTCACTGGGCCTGCAGCAGGGAAAGTTTCCATCATTGTTTCAGCTTGGAATTTAACAAGTGCTTCAGAGAGTAGTGGGTGATAAACAGCGCATGCGCCTTCCCACGGTTCGGACCTTTCTTCTATCTTAAGTCCTAATAGTTCTAAACCATCAACATAAGTTTCTAGCCAGTCTTTTCTTGAGTTAACATCATTACCAAAATCTTCAAGCAAATCACTTGAGAGTTCAACCATATATTTATCAGAAAGTTCTTCAGCTAAATTAGCATTAAACTCTTCATCAGGCATAGCATCAGGGTCAATAATTATTTCAGTATCACCAATACCTATAGTTACACTTTCAGGGTCTTCTATCTCAATTTCAATAGCCTGTTCTTCCATCGCCGCCTCGTCTATTCCAACCGGGGCTTCATATAATCCTTTATCTACGTCTGCCATAATTTTATCCCTTAGCCCTTTTTTGTGCTGCTTGTGATAATTCTTTAAAATGTACTAATTTTTTTGATGTTTTAGTGTGAGCTTTATTTGTGTGTAATGTACCATCTTTCATCTTATGAGATGAACCCTTATGTTCTTTTCCATCTTTAGTATAATGTTTAACACCCTTCATAAGTTTTTTCCTCTATTATAATGCATATAACCTTTTATTTTTACGACTTTTAAACATCTGTATATCATCTTCTTCATCACTTGGCAAGCGAATAAATCCACCTTGCCTAAACCGTGCTAAAGCCAACGTTGTAGCATCCACCAAGTCATCATTTGCCCCTGACGGAAAATCATTACATTCTTCTATTACTTCATGTGCCCATCGTCTATCGGGAGCCCATACTACACCCCCGCTAAACAAATCAGATACAGCATTTACCCGACTTATTTTGTCTTGGCCTTTCCCTGGAGTAAATTCACCCACCGGAATACCCATTCTTCTAAATTCTTGGTAAATTGCAGCACCATTTGACTTTTTCTCTACAATAAATGCATCAGGTTCCCAATCTTGGTACTCTTCAATACATAATTGTTTTAATTCTGGAAATTCTAGTCGTCTTTTAATTGCATTAAGTAATATTATAGCGTAGTTATTTGTTTCTTCGTTAAAAAATACGCCCCAGGTAGTTAATGCATTGTAATCGGCTCTATTATTAGCTTCTTGAGCTGCATCTAGTGTCATTATAGTAAATTCACACTTAGGTGGGTCTTCTTCTTCCCATATATTCCACCATTCTCGCTTTATTAGTGCCCCTTCTTCTGAAGTTGGGTTCTGTAGGTACTGAGCGTTCCAATATCTTACATCAATAGCGGCTCGTCTAGCTTGTAATTCTTCTATAGGCCAAAACTCAGGCCATAAAGCCACTTCTTCTCCTTTTTTATCTTCTAAAATTGCTGGAAATTCAACAACTTCCCAATCATCTACTGCATCATTCTTAACCATCTGGTTAACTATCTGTCCTGTGAGGTCTAATTTAGACCATCGAGTCATTACAACAACAATAGCACCACCAGGCATAAGACGCTGAAGCGGGCCGGACTGAAACCATTCCCAAGCTGGTAAGAAAACATCTGATTTGCCCAGCTTTGCATCTTGCTCTGAATGTGGGTCATCAATAATGAATAAGTCGGCACCCCTACCAGCCAAAGCACCACCAACACCGATTGCGAAATATTCACCATTGTAGTTCGTACCCCATCGAGAAGCTGATTTACTATCCGCTTGCAAGCTGATATCGGGGAATACATCTTTATAAAGTTCTGAACCCACAAGATTCCGGACCCTACGCCCGAAGTTAACTGCAAGGTCAGCTGTATGAGATGCCATAATAACTTTTTTTGTTGGATGTTTACCCAAAAACCAAGCCGGTGCCAGATATGATATGAGCTCTGATTTTCCGTGACGAGGCGCGATATTGACAATAACTCGTTTTCTTTTTCCGTCTGCAATTTCTTCAAACAATTTAGCAAGTCTTGCATGATGTGCTCCTACTTTATAATCGGGGTATACATGTCTAATAAAGTCTAAGAAGTTTGCCTTCCCCTGTGTTTTAATTAAATTCTTTTTGTATTCTTTTAATAACGAAAGACTCTTACGTCTTTCATTTTCTGACATATTAGGTAAAGACTTTTGTAATAAGTTTAAATCCGCTTCACTTATCATCTTCGTCTATTACCTCACCTTCTACTATTTTACCCTTAAGTTGTTCTATAGTCTCTCTTAATTCTTTTTCTAGTTCATCACCAGATTTACTAATGTGTGTAATCTCTGTTTTTCTTTTAAACGCATCAACCCCATCAATCTCTCCTATAGCTTTTAATGCAGCTATTCTTTCTCGTGATGACTTTGCCATCTCAGCTTCTTTAACTAAGTTATTAACAACGTGTAGTTTTAAGTCAGCTAAATCTTGAACTATCATATGATTACTTTGTGCTACTAACCCAGCTAGAAAAGCTATAGTTTCATTTGGATAGTTAGCAAACTCAGGTCTAAGCTTAGGATTGGTTATCATTTCTTTAGCAATCTCTTTTGCTTTCTCTTGATTCTCTTTAGTAGGCTCTATGTTTTCCCCTGCAATATCAGATACTAACTTTATAGTATTAGAGCGTACTTCAATTTCTTCTTCTACGGTAAGATTTGGGAATGCTTCTACAGCATTTTTAGGTAGAGGGATGTCTTCTTCTATATTAGGGACTACTACAATATGATTATTGTCTGACATGTGTCGCTGTACACCTTGTGAATTATTTGCAGCTAAGACCAGAGTATAACTAAGAAACTAGAGAAAGGCAATAACCAAGTAAGATAAGGAAGAACATTGTGTATATAGATATATTTTGCATGTTTGTATTATATAGAGTTTTTACAGCTGATGAGGTAGTGAGAATCATTCGTAAGTGAAGCCTACTCAAGAGAGGGTAGAGTAGGCCCCGTGTAAATAACTAAAAGGAAATACATATTTACGCATTTAGTTTAGCACAGGGTTTTCAAAAAATCTACTAAAAATTTTTCAATTAGCCTTTTGTAAAGTAAGGGGGGCGGTGTTTCATTTGGGTGTGATTATTTGTGTATATTATGGGGTATAGGGGGGCAGACGCTACTATGCTGAAAGTGGTGCATAGGGGGGCGGTACCCTAACTTGATTAAGACTCTACACTTGCCATAATGAACTTAATCAATCAGGTCTGATTGGTTATTAACTACTAAAAGGAAACATGATTATGCAGAACTTAATAGACACATATGATATGCAACAAACTAAAGATAGACTAGGTTATCTGTTAAGACAAGTAGGTTATAAAGATAACGAGGAAGAGAGGGCACTACTCATCAAACAAATAAAAGATGTGGTGGCTATGTGCAGACTAGTCGGGGTTATAACTATTAACACAGAGAAAGTTTAATTAACTGAGAGGGTTCGGGGTGGTTAACACCCCGTTCATTATATTATGAGTAACATGTTAAAGAAAGCGTACAAAGAAACTAACAACAAGAATACATACATTAATAAGATAGATGAACTTGCAGACTACATGGACAAAGCTAATCCTCATCAGATGGAGTACTTTGATAATCCAATTTCAGATGAGGTGTATGCTGCATTGGTTACCTATCATGAAAGCCTAGCAAATATAGCTGAGGAATATGATTTAGATAATGATGATGTTGGTATGTTTCTCAAAGAAGTAAATGCTTTTATAGATAAACATAGACACTGGGGAAGTAAGTAAATCTGCGGGGGGCTTCGGCTCCCCCTTTTTTTGTTCTCAGTATACGAACTGAAACCAGTTATATAGCGAGCGAGCCCTTGCGAGAGCGTGGGTCTTTTCTTAATTAACTTAGGGTCTATTTGGTCCCTGGCTTGATTAAGATTCTACAATATCTAATATGTAGTTATGGATTCGATACAACCATTATAAAATGTATCATTATAGAGAGGTATAGTATTATGGCTAATCCAATTAGCAAAGCATTAGAATTAGATTCATTTGATTATGATTCTGTAAATGTTGATTTAGTAACTATAGAATCAGATATGAAAAAGGGTAACTATGGTAGCTTTACTAAAGCATTAACAACGCTTGATAATGGTAAAACTTTAGTAGTTAGTAAATTAAAAAATCTTTATCCTAAGATTCAAAAAGGTACTAAAAATCCTTTAGAGGTAAAAGCATTATCTTTGATTGAAGAGTCTTTTATTAAGGATAAAATTGAAACTGAAAAAGCATTGGGTACTTATGATTCTGTAATTGGTTATTGGTATTTAGATTCTGAAATATCGAAAAAGCCAAAATGGATTCAAGTAGAAAAAGTAAGATTCGATTCTGTAAATAGTGTTGAAAATAAAAAAGCTCATACTGTTTTAAATCTAGCTGATATTTCAGCTACTGATAATAAGGATGGTATAACTTTAAATGGTATTAGAAGATTCGCTAAAGGCTCAGCTTTTACTGATGTTAGTAAATGGATAACTTTAAAAGGTACTAAACTTTTAGAGAATCTTGATAAAGCTAGAGGTACTTTGAAAAAAGAACGCTCTAGAGCCATGAATGATTTATATAATAAAATAGAAAATCCTGTTGATAAAAAGGTATCTTCTAGAATTAATAAATCTTCAATTGGTGAATCAGTTTATGAGACTTTAGCTAAGCAATATATAAGAATCAGAAAAACCGACGGGAAAGATGAAGTAACTTCTCATTCAGCACCTGAAGTTATGGCTTTATTAAAAGAGGCTATGGAAATTTTACAGCCTCTAGTTACTAACGCTGTAAAATCTGAGTATAAAAAAGTATGGCTTAAAAACAATTAGTAATTTTTGATTAATCTCTAAGGGGTTTATTATGAATTAATATCCTACGAAAAATTACCTAACACAACATGGGGTTCGCTACCCCTGCGGGTTAGGTTTTTTTTCGCCCTTTTTTTTGTATCTTGCCAGATACCAGTTATCTAGCGAGCGAGCGTTAAGCGAGCGAGCGTGCGATAACCTTAATTAATTCAAGGACTATTTAGTCCCTAGCTTGATTAAGATTTGGAAAACTTCATACTGAACTTAATCAGTCAGGTCTGATTGATTATTTTATAACCTAAGGAGATACATTATGAGTACATCAATGAACATACATGGCGTTACAGATATTGAAATAGAATTAAGCGAGGCAGTAGGTGAATCTGGAAGTTATGCTAGAGATATTACTATCAAAACTTCTGATGGTGAAGAGCTTAGGTTCACTCTATTTGGTGAGGGTACGAAAGCACTAGAACTTAAAGGACTATAATCTAACTAAGGGGAAAGGGGGAAGGGCTTCGGCTCTTCTCTTTTTTTATTTAAAAAGATACCAGTTATATAACCCGCGAGCCTCCGAACGAGCGAGCGTGCGAACGCTTAATTAAGCTAGGGACTATTTAGTCCCTGTGTTATTTAGACATCATTTGGAAAACCTCAGAATGACATTGTGTTCCATTATGTGAAATCATGTTCCAAAAGTGTGCCATATATTCGAGTATACTTTGGAACACGATTAGTCTTTAGTAAACAAGAGGTTACATGATGTTGTTCCAATGTTCCAACGAAACAAGAGGGGGGCTAGGGTTTTAAGAATTAGAAACTCAAGAGTACCTCTTGTGCAATGTGGTTCAATTTAGCACTCAGGGAAACCACTCGAAAAAGCTTGGAACATTGGAACAAGTGGTAAAGAACAAAAAGTAATAATATAATATAATATAATAGAAACAATAACTTAACCTAAAATCAAACATCAGAAAATACCCATGTTCTGTATCTTTAGTAAAGTAAGAGGGCTTGGAACATTGGAACACCCCGTAAACAGTGAAGGACGCACTATGACCACTCTTATATGTAAAGTCTCAGGCTATCATATGAGCTTCGCAGCGAACTGGGCTAGCCCATATATAACAAATAGAAAACTTCAGAACATTGAGACATAAAATGGCAGGATACATTTAGTAACAAATAGAAAACTTCAGAACATTGAGACACATAAGTTGGCAGTTTTTAGACAACTACAATTAACTATGAGCAGAACAATATTAAACTACACAAATATTTATCGGCTTAACAACCGAAGATTTACTGTTGAGAAATACTAGGTTTATATGTAAAGTTATACTATAATGGTTATATGGGTGGGAGAGAAGTATTCTATTTAACCTCATTCATAGCAATACAAAGTGTTATTTACAGTGGGGACTATTTAGTCCCTACACTAACTAAGAGAGGGAAACATTATGGAAACAATAAGCACAGAACTTGCGACACCAAACCATATTATATCTTTATCGACATCAGCAGTTTTGGTATCGGTAGATGTAAAGACATGGACTGCAACAAAGCAAGACAGTAATATCGCAGATGAAGTTACTGACAAAAAGAAAGCTGATAGAGGTAGTGGTAAGTTTATCAAAAGTCTTTTACAGGGTAACTCATCTTACCGAGATATTATCAACACGAGACAGAAGATTTACAATTGGATTAATCAATCAGCTTACAGGTGGAATCATTCTCAAGACTTGATACCGACTGTAGACTTACCAAAATTCACTCGTGAGTTTTCAATGTGGGAGGATTTATTCAATGGACAAGTTGATACATTCATTACTCAATATCCTCAAGCAGTATCTAATCAGGCTATGCAACAAGGTGATATGTATGATTCTTCAGACTATCCCTCAGCAGATGAGGTTCGTTCTAAGTTTGCATTAGATTTATATGTATCGGAAGTACCTGAGCAAGACTTTAGATGTCAGGTGGCAGACGACTTAGCTAAAGACTTGAAAATCAATTACCAAAAACAAACAGAGGGGATTGTTAAAAATGTCTTACATCAACAGATTGATAGGGTCACTAAAGTTATGCAAAGTATCTCGCATTGTTGTGGGTATAAAGAGACAACAAACTCAAAAACGGGCGAAGTTACGGAACAGAAACGGAAGATATACGACTCAACATTGCAGAAAGCAAAAGAGTTATGTGCTACATACTCACAATTCAAGTTAGTAGACAACGAAGATTCACAAAAGCTGTCAGTAGCAATCGACTCACTTGGAAGTATTCTAGGTGGTGTTAGCACAGAAGCATTGAAAGAAAGTGTTGTGACTAGAAAGAGAGTGAAGAATGGGATTGACGACATTCTTAGTAAGTTTATTTAATTAACTCAGGGACTATTTAGTCCCTACATTATATAAGGAAATATATTATGAACATGAACCAAGTAACGATTGAAGAACTAAGAACTTTGATACCAACAATAGCTGAAACTCTTACACCTGTAATTCAGAGTGAAGCTGGGTGTGGTAAAACTTCATTGCTCAAAATGATAGAGCAAGACTTAGGTGACAAGTACGATTATGTCTATGTTGATTGTCCAGTAAAAGATATGTCAGACATAGCTATGACTATTCCAAATCATGGGACAAAGACTTTGGAGAACTACAATGGTTCTATCTTCAAGTTGGAATCACCGAAACCAAAAATCATATTACTTGATGAGTTTATGAAAGCACCAAAGTTATTGCAAGTAATCTTTACTAGACTAATGCTTGAGCGTTCAGTTGGCGATACACCATTACCAAAAGGCTCAATGGTATTTGCTACTTCCAACAATCAGTCTGACGGATTAGGGGACGGAATGTTGGCTCATGCTGGTAACCGAGTATGTATCATGAGAATGAAAAAACCTGACCACAAGTCTTGGTTACAATGGGCAAACAACAATGCAGTTAGTCCATTGATTAGAGCATGGGTACACTTAACACCTAAGTGTTTGCATAGCTATCTTGATACAGGCTCGGAAGATAACCCATACATTTTCAATCCTAAGAAAACTCAGTTGTCGTTTGTATCACCACGCTCACTAGAAAAAGCAAGTGTGATTGTTGATAACAAAGATATTCTAACTGACAATTCAGTAAGGACTGCTCTCTCAGGAACGATAGGCGAATCTGCCTGTGCTGATATGTTTGCTTTCTTATCATTAGAGAGAGACTTACCAAAGTTTGAGGACATATTATCTAGTCCTATGGAAACTATCATACCTGAGCAATTGACTGCGAAACTCATACTGATGTTCCAAGCAGTTGATAAGTTAGAGACTCAAGATGAGTTGTCTGCTTTCATGCAGTATCTTGGTAGGATTAGTAACAAAGAAATGAAAGCTGTGTTTTACACAATGCTAATGTCTACTGATAGAGGTATTCTACTTGGTAAGAACAACAAAGAGATACGAGACTTTGGCTTAGAAAATACTCACTTACTTGGAGAGGGATAATGAATCAAGATTGGAAAAAAGAACTCAAAGATTATATAGCAAATAATTGCGACACACCTTACCACAATCTTTGGATAACACCTGATAGTAAAGTAATTACTACTAAAGAATTGTGCAAGATAGTGATTGAAGAACTTACAATAAAGGAGGATAAGTAATGAGAGGGCGACATATAGAAAAACTCAATGCGAGTGAGAGACTTGAGAAAGCTCATGTCTCTCTCATGAGGGACAAGAGGACTGCTCTATTCTCAGGGGTTATGCTTATGGGTGACAGTAAGATTGTAGATGATTGTCCAACGGCTAAGACAGACGGACTCAACAAATTCTATGGCAAAGAGTTTGTTGATAGTTTGACAGACTCAGAACTAAGGGCATTGATATGGCATGAGAATGGGCATGTAGCCTTAGGACATATGCCACGATTTAGGTCGTTGATGAAACAAGGCAAACATCAGTTGGTAAACATAGCCTGTGATTATGTAGTAAATGACATGATTGTAAGTGCTGACAAGGAGGGTTCATTTGTAAAACTTCCAAAGGGTGGACTCTATGATGTTAAGTATCACGATTGGTCTGTCAATGACATACTCAAAGACTTAGAAAAAGAACAGGAAGAAAACCCTGATGAGTTTGCACAGAAACATAGTGGCGGAACTCTTGATGAGCATGACGCTGAAAGTTTACAAGTATCAGATGACACAACAGCACTAAAGAGTGGCGATATGAAATCTGCTCAGCAAAAAGTTGATGAGTCATTAGACAAAGAAGTTGAAGAAGCTATGCGACAGGGAAGTATTTTGGCAGGGAAACTAGGTGGCAACATACCTAGAAGTATTACAGATATGCTTACGCCTGTTATAGATTGGAAAGATGTATTGAGAGACTTCATTACTTCATCTATGCGAGGGAGTGATGAGTATACATGGCGACGATTCAACAAGAGACACATGGCAAACGATTTGTATTTGCCCTCAGTTGAAGATGAGTCGGTAGGCGAATTGATAGTTGCCATTGATACATCAGGCTCAGTTGGGCAAGTAGCGTTTGATAAGTTTGTTAGTGAGATTGAGAGTATAGCTATCAATACTGAACCTGAGAAACTCAGAGTGATATGGTGGGACGCTAATGTTTCTAGTGAACAAGTGTTTACACCAAGTAACTATCACAACATGGTAAGTTTACTCAAATCATCAGGGGGTGGGGGTACTGAACCTGATTGTGTGGCAAAGTATATTACTGAGAAGAAGATAAATGCTGAGGCTATCATTATGTTTACTGACGGACATTTCAGTAAGCCTGTATGGAATGTTTCAACACCAAGTCTTTGGGTAGTTACTGAATCAGATAGAACTGTACCAAGTAGTTGTAAAGTTGTTAAGCAGTTGTTAGATAACTAGGGGACTAAATAGTCCCTACATTAAATAAGGAGATACACATGAACCAAGAATTATTATCACAAGAGCATATGCTCTCGCAACAAGAGGTTTCTGAATTAGAAACTGGTATCTGTCATACCTTAGTAGAAGAAATGCACGGCACTTATGGACTGCAAGTTATTCGTAAAGCCTACCAAAATAGGTCTGCATGGGGTAATGATATTGAGTTAGAGTCTGATAGAAAAGCAGTACCTACATACATCATGGGTAAAAGTAATATTCCCTTGTGTGTTGTTGGAGTGTTTAAAGACGGAGACAGAAATGTACATACATTCAAGTCTATTAAAAACTTCAAAGAGAGAGGGGACACTTGTTTTACACAATCATTTAGAATGTCTGCTCTCATGAAGAATATTTCTAAACGAAATGCAGTAGAGAGTCTGGTAAATGTTATGCCTAAGGTAGATGAATTGGCACAGAAAGTGAATGATGTTACCAATAGTGAGATAAACGATTTGACGAATGAGTACAATAATATAGATATTCAGGGGGGAGATTATCATGAGTTATTAAAGTATGCGAGTGATAGTGTAGACAAGCCTATGAACATTGCTAAAGAGGTTATATCTCAGCTTGAAAAACTCAATGAGTTAGACAACGATATTCAGGCTCGTAAGAAAAATAAAGCGACTGTGTTTAATAACCCTGTTTATATTATAGGGTATAACTCTCTCTCTGAATCTTATTACGAAACTGTAATAGAAAGAAATCCAACAGAAGATAGGGATAATCGCTTAGCTTTCAAACTTAGTAATCTACATTCGCCGAATGTTGGAGACTATCCTGTAAACATTAGCGACCTACCAAACTATGACAAGTATGGAAGTATTCTACCTATGTGGGCGACTAGGCTACCTGAGATACTAGCAAAGAAAGGTGCTACCGAGAGTGTTAATATTCAACAAAAATACTTTGTCAATAATCGTTATAGCAATGAAGTAATGTATGACGCTAAACTTTCTGTAATTTCGTGGTCACCTAATGGCTCTTATCACTGGGGACAGTATGACCATTTATTAGCAGTCTTTAATATAGAGGAGGTAAAGTAATGAGAGTCGCAGATTTTAAAACCAAAGTAGGATTTTATAGTCGTAAAAGATTTTCGGGGTATCAAAAAGTGAATTATACATATCGCCTTGTTGCTGATTATTGTATTCGTGATTATAAAAACCAAAAATTATTTTTCATTGAGTATATAGGTGATGAAGACGAATATGTATACAAATGGAAATTTTTAGGAAAGAAGTTCACTAAACTTCAAGATGTAGAAAAAGCTAAGAAGTATCTTATTAATAAATATTATAAGGAGAACTAAAATGAGTAGATATATGACAGCGTATGAGTTTGAAAAACTCAAGGCAAGAAACAACAGAATGGCAGGATTTGTGATTGGTGTAGTATGTACACTAGGTGCATTTATATTATGGGAGGTTTTGTAATGATTAAAGGAACTAATGAATATGTTGATGAGGAAGACGGCAGACCTTATCAATCACCTGAGCGTGACCCTGATAGAGAACGAGATGATTTATTTTACAGACAAGAAGAAGAAATAAAAAAGAAAATAGCAGAACAAATAGAAAAAAATAAAGGGAGGTGGAAAAAATGAAGTTTAAATTTAAGTCTGAGAAAGTAGCGTTTGTGTATATAGAAGACATAACATTTGCCGTTGTCATGAAAGACGATAAGGGTGATGATGTTTTAATAACTGATGAGGGTATTGAATTAGATACTCAATTGAAAGCTGAACTATCCGACCAAGTATTAGAACATATCCGAGAGGGTAAAGCAGTAGAAGAAACTGATGAAGATGTAATAACTTTTATAGGGGAAGATAATGAATAAATGTAATGACGGATTTTGGTTAGCAACAGGATTAATTATTGGTAGCTTTGTAGGTATGGGGGTGTTACATATCTTTGAGACTTACCAAGAAAATACCACACCTAGCGAGGTGGTATGCAGTAAAGGTAGGGCATTTGAACAGGCAAGTTATGGTGCAAGTGTCTATTTAAAAACCGATACCGAGTGTATCGATACAGATATTATTATAGGGGGTGAATTATGACTTGCGAAAAAATTGTATCGTGGAAGTTAGTATTGACAACACAATCAGGTAGGGATATTGACATTGTTGATATTCCAAATGATGTGGCACAAGTAGTAGATGATTTTATTACTGATGATATAGAAAGTAATAATGATTTTACACCGAGTGATATTGGGGAGAATAAAAATGTTTGAACTAACTAAGAAACAAGAGAAAGCATTGACAGACAATAGTTGGAAACCTTACAACTCAGGTGGTATGTTTGTTATCAACAAAGCTGATTTTAAAAACGATTGGAATGAAGTATGTTCTAATTTTAATTTAGATGAAGATTGTGAACGAGCAACATTATTTGTTGTAGGTGTTGCACAAGAGAAAGAAGATGATGTAGAATAGTTACATCTATTAGAAATCCAACCCAGATGGTAATTAAAGGGGACTCTTAGTAGTCCCCTTTTTTTATTTAACACAGGGACTAAATTGTCCCTAGCTTAATTAAGACTACATGACACCCGAAAAAAAAGTAAAGACTAAAGTAAAAAGTATATTAGATAAGCTAGGTGCTTATCATTGCATGCCTGCAACAGGAGGTTATGGTGCTAATGGTGTACCTGATATCATTGCTTGTTACAAAGGATTATTCGTTGGTATAGAGTGCAAAGCCAATGGAGGTAGACCTACTGCACTTCAAAGAAAACATCTCAAAGACATTAAAACTGCAAAAGGATTCTCAATAATAATTGACGAGCATAATATAGATATGCTAGAGTCGTTGTTAAACCAATTATAAGAGAGTCTTTAAATGAATGACAAAGATATAATAACTAATCCCCCCCACTATACTCAAGGCATTGAGACAATTAAGATTATTCGTGCTAAACTAACAGACAAGGAATATGTAGGTTATCTTAAAGGCACAATAATGAAATACAACACTCGCATAGGATTGAAAGGTTCAGAACAAGACGCCTCTGATGATGCTGGTAAATTATCATGGTATGCAATAAAACTTAATGAGTTTTTAAATGAGGTGAATCATAAGCCAGCCGAGATTGAAAAGGCTAACGAAGATATTGCTGATGAAATACTAAATGGTAAATACTGTGTTGGTGGTACTTGTGAAGACTAATCAAGAGAATGGAGAAACTGGTATCTCTCCGAGAGCACCTAAATAACTTTAAAAGGAAAAATATGCCATACTTAGATATAGAGAAGCAACGAAAAGCTCAGAGGGAATATTACTATCGTAACAGAGAAGCCGTTCAAGCAAGAACAGAGGAGTGGAGAAAATATAATCC